ACAATGTCAGCGAATGAATCTGGATCACGATATGTTTCAGTTTTGTTGATCTGCTCTGCAGTTGCAACGGCTGAATCGTGTCCTGCAACAATCATACCATAGTTAGTAGATGAGTTCGTTCCTGTAAAGGAAGGACCAGTACCTACTGATGGCAAATTGTTTGAGGTGTATACACGGAAACCATGAATGTTTGTTCCGACTTGACCGTTCTGAAGACCAGAACCACCGAAGTCAGCGTTAAACAAACGTGAGTCTTCGTCTTTTAACAACTCCATGAATACAGGGTCTACTACCAACCAACGGCCTTGACTATCCACATTCTGTTGATCCAACAGACGTGACATACGTGCAATAACTGTTAGTGGGAAAGTATCTCCTGCGGCAGGAGTTGAGTCTGTTGCTCCACCTGTACGAGGTTGTAATGCTAGTGCATCACCTGCTGAACCTGCAAAGTCTGCAGCATCAATTTTCATTGATGATAGTAGTTCGTCAGTACCTGCAGTAGACACCGCAACACTACCATTGACGGTTGAGTTTACGGCATTAGGCGTACCATGAATAGCAGACTGTTTAAAGCCTGTTAAGTAGCCAAGTACGTCTTGGTCAAACTGATCACCTAAACGGTAAGCAGCACGATCACTTGCAAGACCTTGAAAGTTGACGTGACTATGAGCTTCCTCAATATCATCAACCTTAAAAGCAAAGTAGTTAGCTTTGTCAATTGTTAATGAAAAGTCTTCATCGTCAAGATCCTGTGGTGTAATAGTTGTACCACGCTCATATGCTTTAACAGTAATCTCAGGTTCTTTAATGATTTTAACTGAGTCTCCCATCGCAGCAATCTCTCCAAAATAATCGGAGTTCGTAATTGCTTCACAGACTGATGCTTTGCGGAACGCAAGTTGCACCTGTTTGCTGTAAATAACAGGTGAGAAGTTACCGTTAGGTAGGTTTCCATAACCTGCAGCGGATGAAAATGCCATTTTAATTCTCCTTTAGCATTATATCACAGATGCAAACGACCAATGACTTAAACAGAGGCTAATTCTACTAGGGTGCGTTTTACAGAAAGTTGGCCTACCTTCTAATAAATCGGGCCATGAGATGTTAGGTTGTCCGAAAGCTTGTATTGTTGTTTGCTAAGTTTGTAAGAGGCACAGGTATTCCATCTCTACAGGGGCTGTGCCACTTACGGTATACATATAGTTATACTTATAAAAAACTATATGTCAATAGTTATCTGGCATTACCAGACAAGTCGTATACGAAAGTACCTGTACGTATTGCTTCCATAATATCGTCAGATCTTTTTTCGTATTCTTGTGCAGACATTTTTTGGACATCAGATTCTAATATTGCTTTAGTACCATCACTGCTATCTGGTTTGCTACGTGAGTTACGTGCATTTACAGAACGTGCAGCATCCTTGTCTGTATTCTTAGGTTTCTTTGTAGTAATACTTTTATCTGCTTTGTACAAATCAATTGCACGAGCAGCAGTTCTAGCATCACTAGCATTCTCATATAAAGCATCCTGTATTGACTTAGGTTGTTCATCGACCCAATTATGAAAATCATCTGTTTCACGAATGTCTTCAAAGTCAGGATGTAATCGAAGTAACTCTGCCTCTGCTTTATCACGTGATGCATTTAGTTGCATTTCATCTACAGCTTTAACACGATCTTCTAATGCAGCAGCTTGTTCCTTTGCTTTTTTAATTGCAATTGTTTCTACTATTGCTGCTACGTCAGGATACTTCGTAGCCCAAGCCTCAATGTCTTCATCTGACTTGGGAAGATTAATCTCTTTCTTAGTGGCATCGTTTAGTTGTGATTGTAGTGCTTCTATCTTAGCAGCAAATTCTTTTTCTTTTTCCTGTTGATGTCTACGTAAATCACCGTAACGTTTTTTAAAAGACTTCTCTTCTGCGTTTTTAGGTTCAGGCTCAGGCTCTACTGCCTCACCTTTTTGTTCATTAAGTAACTGTTCTAGTTCCTCTTCATCTTTTTTTAGTCTATCTTCATTATTGTATTTTTTATTTATAAAAGAAGTTTTAGATTCTACTTGTTCTACTATTGCGTCTTGCATTTTAGTTTCCTTTCTAGGGCCACCGTAGCCATGTTGTATGGGGGATGAGTAGCTAGTGTATGTAGCAGATTAATGTGGTGCTACGCCACAGGTTGTACAGATTCTTCCATTGGCATATTCATTTCCGTTGGAATAGCTACTGCAGTTTCGTCCATAGATTCTTCTGTGGGTCCAGAAAATATTTGTTCTAACTCTGGGCCTATGAGTTTCATTACAACTTCTCCAACTGGGTGTTGTTCCATCGTTTGTAATATTCCTGCTTCTTCTTCTGTTAATTCCTCAAAACGTTGAAGCACTGTGCCTTTTAATTCACTTATATCCATTTTATTTATCCTTTTCCATTAAGCCACCTTTAGCCATGCCTCTATCGCCACCGCCTGTTTCTTTAAGTGTTTTATAACTACCTGATGTTTTTTTAACGCTTGAAATAGCTTGTTTTCTTCTTTCTGCAGCTTTATCTTGTATTTTTTCATGAAAACTTTTGCCACCACCACTATTGTTATCATTAGATTTTTTAGTATTAACTACAGTTTTTATTGAACCTTTGTCTCCTGAAACACCTACCTTATTAACTACTTTTGCTTTTTTAAATGTTCCACCTGCTTCGGCACGACCATCATCAACAGCAGAAACAACACTACCACCATACTCTACAATTGTTTCAATAGAAGACACACCAATTGATACACCATTATATTTTGTACCTGAACCTGCTATTTTCTTTAACTCTTCTATTGCTGTTTCACTACCTCCTTGAGCATCTTTAATAAGTTTTGCATTGTCTTTTGCAAAATCATCTCTGGCATCATTACTCCTAGCAATCATTTCAAAATGTTTTGCTATAGCCATATTACCATTTCCAATAGCATTATCAAATTGTTGTTGTTGTATTGAACTAAGATTATTTCCTGTTGCTCCTTTTACATAACCTTGTACTGGATTAAAGTTACCACCGCTTAAACGTGAAAAATCTTGTAAGCTATACTTAGCATCATAGGTTTTATTGTAATTATCTAATCCACCCTCTTTGAAAAAGGTATCTTTAATTCCTTTACCAAATCCACCAATAGTATCTTTTGCAGAAGATAGTATACCAATTTCCTCTAAGTTTTTCTTTGCAGTTTCAGGATCAATACCTTCAGCTTCTGCTCTTTTTATATAAGCAGCTTCAATATTTTTTACATTTTTTCTAGCAAGTAAAGATGCAGGTATACCTATACCGGGTAATGCCATAGCAATACCCTGTCCAGTTTTAGCTTCTTTATATGCCGCAAGAATATCATCAGTAGACCCTTCTGCTAATAAAGTATTAAATTTTTCTACACGATTACTTTCTGCATTTGTTTTTAAAGTATCAAAAAGTTTTTTATCTGCTTGTTTTTCATCATCAGAAGAGCCACCACCACTAACTTGTGTAGTTTCTACACCAGTACCAGTTGCACTTCCTGTTACATCATCTTCACTAGGATCTTTACCACCACCTGCTATATATTCATCATAACGAACAAAACCTGCAGGTACAGCAGACACTGGATTACCTAGATATTCGTTAATCATCATAGTGCTACCACTGGTAGGGTTAATATACTTTACAGATTTATATTGATCACTTACGTCTGGTACAAATTCTGGTCGATCTACTTGTTCAGCAAGAACAGTTGGTGCTGTATACCCACCTACTGGGGGTGGTGTAGGCACAGGAGATGGTGGAGAAATTATTGGCATAAATGGTGGTGTGACTGGCTGTCCAGTAACTGGTTGATTGGCATACATTGATTCTTGATATCCCATAATGCCAGTATTTGATTGTGGTTGATTTGGTGATACAAACACTCCTTGTTGTGCATGTATTACACCACCTTCATTTTTCTTTTCTGGTTCTTCTTCTTCACCAGTAACAACTACAAGTAAGTCATCCATACTAAATGGTAAGTCATCAGGCATTGTGGCTTCTTCTGAATTACCCATCTGCCCCATTGCTTCCATTTTCTTTAGACCCATCTTAGCTTCTTGTCTAAGCTGCATAATTTTTTCTAGTCCATGAAAACGGACTACATCAGCAGGTAAAACAAATTCACCCTCACTTAACATGGCAGGTATATCATCACGCACTTCTTCTTTAGTACTTCCTATTGGTACATCGTTTCCTGACTCTTTGTCCACTTCACCACCTTCATCATAAAGGCCACCTTCTTTATCAAACATTTCCATTTCTTTATCCATAGCAGTACCACCTTTATTAAATCTTAAACTATCACTTCTTTTTATTGCTTCACTAACCGCTTCTTCTAATTTATCATGTGTGCTAGTAGGTTCTATTATGCCTTTATCTAACATATTTATTAGTTCATTTTGAGAATACTGTTTATTACCATGTATAGTAGGAATATTAATCCACTTACCTTTATATTCAAACGTAGTAGATTTTTCAGATACATCTTCACCTTCATCTGTTTTAAAAACAGTTCGGCCTGTTTGCTTCACAGTTTTACCTGTATCTTTTCCTACATTAGCCATGTTTTAAAACTTCATCCCTTAATAGTTTTAATCTTCGTAATTGATATATAGCACCCTGTGATCTATACATAGCTACAGACTCAGGTGTCTGTTCCATTGTACGGTGTTGTTGTTCAATAAGAAAGTCTATATAACTTTCAAATTTAGACCACTGGGCTTGGTTGTTGACCAGTGCCTTGAGCTTGTTGAGGTGCTCCCTGTTGTCCTGCATTACCACTAAATCCTTGTTCTTGAGGTGTTGGTGCTTGGCCTACGCCTATTGTACCGCCACCTGCTCCTGATGTATCCATTGGGTTTGCACCTGCAGGTGCAGCACCTTGAGGTTGTTGCTCTTGTTGAAATGCTTTCATCAACTCAGCTTGTATAGCAGCATCACTCATATTGTTAGTTACTTTATCAGGGTCAAGATCAAGAGACTTTGCAATCTCACGAATAATATATTGAAACTTAGCAAATGGTGCAA